TATTCGGCATCTCTTAACATTTTAAACAAAATTAATATTGATATTATTGATATTGGTATCATAAACTTATAGCTTTACTTTTTTTTTGAATTGTCAAGTTATCAATTTACTATCGGATAATGTCCGTTTTAATGTGCATTTTTTTACAATTTGGCATTTTCTATTGTGCAATTTTGGAACCTGTGAGAGAGTCGAACTCTCGCCCCCATCAAATGGGATGCTACCCTTGGCGGTATTTATTCCCGCTTACACCAACAGGCCCAATATTAACCAAGCAAAATGCCATTAGGGTAGTTTTCCCACTCAAAAAAGCCGGTATCTTTAAACTGAAATTCCTTTTTTGGCTTGTCTTTGATTAGCTCAGCGTGACACCTACCCGAGCAAGTGCGTTTTGAATACTGAAATAACTTGAATTTGATACCGCAAATCACACATTTTGAGTATCCGTAATCATTTTTTTTCATTTAGTTTGGTTTTAAATTCTTGAATAGCTTGTTTCAGTTTGTTGTTTTCGAACTGCGAAATGCAAATAGCATAGCGCTGGGAGTTGTCGGGAAAATCTGAGTTCATTGTTTCGTCAGCCATACATCGGGTTGTAAAATCTTCCTGACTTTCGTTTGTGTTTGGTGTTGGTAGTGGCATTTTTACGTTTGATTTATGTGATTAAATTGCTCAATAGCTTTGAATATTTGAAGCGCAACTTGCGGAACTATTGCGTTTCCTGCGGCCTTGATTGACTCTTTTCTCCATTTAGAAAAGGTAATGCCGTCCAATCGGTTGGGAATCCCATCATCTCCAACACAAATTGGGGCGACAGATGGGAACGAGTCCCAAGCATTTCGTTTATATGGCTGCCTAAATCGTCGCCCTTCCAATTCTCCGTTTTCCAGTGCATTCGCTCGTCTAAAGTTCTCGGTGTCGGAAGTAATCCCCTCAATGCCATTTGATCGAGTGGCATCGTAAATGGTTTGTGACCCTTCTCGACTAATCTCTCCATCCTCTTGTCGTATGCTTCGAAGTTGGTTTGCTCTCTCGCTTGCGCAAGAGGAGTAGGCAACAAACCATATTCTATCTCTTCGATGGGGAGCGTTGACGGTTGCAGCTGCAAGTACATACGGGAATACTTCGTACCCTTCAGCTTCCAGGTCAGCTTGCACTTCGTGGAATACCAACCCTTCTGACCAATTAACAAGGCCGAGAACGTTCTCGCCAATGACCCATCTGGGCTTAACTTCTCTAATGCATCTAAGCATTTCCGGCCAGAGATGTCTCTCGTCATCTTTTCCCTTTCGTTTTCCGGCCATTGAATATGGCTGGCAAGGGAATCCTCCGGTGAGAATATCAATTTTGTTTGCATATTTTGTAAAATTTGTTTTAGTTATATCGTGAAAAGATTCAGCATTTGGCCAATAGTATTTGAGTACTTTTTGCCCGAAGTCGTTCCATTCACAATGAAATTTGTTTTCCCATCCCATCCATTCGGCGGCTAAGTCAAAGCCACCGATTCCGCTAAATAGGCTACCGTGTGTCATATACTAAATTCTTTACCCATTTGCTGACGCTTTCCGTAAGTACTGCCCCTTAGTTCAATGTTTTCCTCCTGTAACTTTTGGCGCATCCTGCGTATCGATTCGGGACTCGTAAAATATCCATCAGCGAATTTGTGCAGAAAATCCGAATATTGGATGCCTTTCTCGGCACATTCGGTGGCCCAAAAGTTGGCCATCAGTAGCAAATCGTCATCCCTAAAGGACTTAAAATTTTTTAAAAGCGTTTCGACTTTAGTTTTCGTACTCATATAGATTTGGTTTTTGGTTTTTTAAACAATTATCGAAAAATTCCTGTGGGTTCTCCGGATCAATGTCAAACCCGTCATTTTTTAGCACATCAGCAAAATAAGGATAATACCTGACTTTCATATTTCCCCGCCTTAATTCCTGGTAAAAATGCTCAATATCCCCCCTCCTTTCGTTTATTATCTCATCCTCTGAGTAAATATGCGGTTTAAAAGCGTTTTCAGCCTTATTAACGGCCTCAATTAGTACGGTGCGCCTGTCTGACTTATAGGTGTTCAAAACCTCGCTAAACAGCCCTAAATTGACCTCTCTGCCGAAATCCTTTATTTGGGTGCCATACCGCCTAAAAGCAAACTCGATTTCGGGAGCGTTGAAATAGGGGAAATTTTCAAAGAAAAATTTGTCGAGCTGGTCGATTAGGATATCGAAAACCTCCTTTTGGGGTAACTGCCAGCCTGTAATGACTGAAATTTTTAAAAGTAGCTTGCGTATCTCGTTGAATCTTTGGACGTCAGGCAACTTGGTGAGCCACTCCCCTTCGTTATACTTGGCCAAAATCGCCACCGTATTCGGATCTGAGTTTTTCAAGGAGTTCGTATGTACCTGAATTGCGCCCAGTTTTAGTAGTTCGTTGATCGGTTTCATTTTTGAATGTTTGGTTTTTTATCCAATTTGAAAAGTGACGGTACACATCAGCCTCTGAGTTGTACCACTTGTCACCGGCTAAGTTTTGTGATTTGAAAATAGACCACATTTGTGAAATCTGCAAAGAATTGACCGAAATATTTTTTTGAATCTTTAAGCGCTCGATTGAACTTTGAATGTACTGCTCCGGCAATTCGGCAAAATCTTCGCTTTTGTACATTTTACCTTTTAAAGTATTTATATTTTCATTTCTATTTTCATTTTCATTTTCCATATGTTTTTCATATGTTTTACATATGTTATTCATATCTTTTTTGGTCCTATTCTTACTCCTTGATTCTGAATACTTTTTGCGTTTATTGGATTCAAGTTCCATACGAGCGTTAAAATATTCGCCGTTTTCAATTTTGAATTTCGAAAACACATCAGCATCATATGATTTACATATGTTCATCATATCTTTTTCGGTTAACCTTCCTTTTTGATGCTGCAAGCTCAAAAGCCGAATGTATTTCCCAACCTGCTCATCGGTCATTGTATAGGTGCCGGAAAGAAAATCGGAGGTGTAAAATAGGACCGCTGGGTCTTTAGCCATAAAATAAAATAGGCTCGCCGGAAATAGGGAAGTCGCATTTCCCTAAACCTTTGAGCCAATGATTTAAATATCAGATGCGACCTGACAAAACAAAAATAATCAATTTTTTGAATATCTCAAATTGACCTTTTCACGTCTTTTGTAGTTATAAATTTCCTCGATTATCGTAATGTATTGGTCAGTTGTTGTGCAATCCGTAAGCGCTGAAGGTTGAAGTTTTAGTTTTGTTATAAATTCAGTTAACTCAAATTCAGGATTTTTTAATAACCTAATCATAGCAAAAACAAATGAGCGCCTTAAAAATCCATCGTAAAGGCCATTTAAAAGCCATATTTTTTTAGCTATGCCTTCGGCATAATGATAATCTAAAACCTTGAATTTACCTTCCCGAAATTCAATGACGTGATCTTGATTTTGATTGGATAATTGATTAGGTTTACTTAATAAAATCAAAGTCGAATTGTGGTCAAATTTGTACTTTTCTTTAAATTCCTTATATAAAATATAATCTTTATAACCCAAATCAATGTAGCCTTCAAGGTAGTCATCATAGTTCCAATTTTTGGAATTTTGATTTAAAATTTGAACCTCATTCAATCCGTAACCTTTGCAGACTACATAATTTAAAGGCAACCCAAGTTCTTTAATACATTCGAAACGGTGCTGGCCGTCTATTATCTGATAATTTTCATTCACTAAAATGAAAGTAAAAAGATAATTTTTTGCGATTGAATCCTTTAGCCTTTTTAAATGAATTTTGTTTAATGACCGATTACCTCCTAAAGGCTTGAATAAAAAGTAATCAGTTGTCGTGTGGACAGATTTGTCCATTTGTGCTATTTGTAGCATAGTTTAATTGTAGAGTATTTTCCGACTCTATAGCGGGATTTGATTATAAAAAAAAATCAGTCTAAAATTTCAACCTTTGTGTAGTGCGTTGAATACCTTTTGCCGTCCTTGTTTTCAATGATATAAACCGGATAGTATGAAGTTGAAACAATTGTGACCTCTTCGCCAGCTTTGCCGTAGGGCCTATAGTTGTACCCTGTTACATCAACTTTTAGTTTTGCTTTTAATCTTTGTTTTGTACTCATCACGAATGGTTTGAAGTTCTAAAATTGACCACTTATGAACCCTGCGCTCTGCGATTCCGTCCAATATCATCAGCCGCTCAGCTCCGATTTTGTCGAGTAGATTGCGCCTGTATGGTATCAAATTTCCGTGTAAGTAGTAGTTACACCGGAGGCAGGAGCCGTGGACATTGTCCTCATTAAACCGAAGATGCGAATACTTACCAGCGGAGTAATAGTGTGAGGCTTGCTCTATTTTATCAACCCCGCAGGAAATACAAGGCTTGCCCGCATCTCGCAACCGAATATAAGTATTGAACACCTTTTGGGTCTTAGCTATCTCTTTGCTCAGCATCGTTTATGATTTCCTCCAACAAAGTTATGGCCTCATTGAGTCTAATTTCCAAAAGTTCAAGGTCTAAAAGTATGTCGTCCATTTCCATTTTTAGGATTTTGATTTGCATTTTACCCTCGTACCTTGGATCATACGAAACAAAGTAACCACCTTTTTTACCCGTGAAAAGTATATTGGCCAAAATCTGCCAATAGTATTCGGGAGCGTAATCTTTTAGGCCGTCGCAATCCGTGATAAGGTAGTGTTGCAAATGCTCAGTTTGATTGTATGGGCATTTGATTTCTACCACATAGTCCCCAAAAATTCCATCGGGGCTGCCGCCTGCGTACATATGATACTCGAAGAACTGTGGATTTTCACCTCCAAAGTATTGGACATCGCTTCCCATTTCCTTTTCAAAGCGCATCATCGCCTCGAATTCGTGAGCCTTGCCCCATTCCATAGCCTGAGTGTTGGCTTTTTGTACAGGCTCGGCAGTTAGCATCTCAGCGGCCTTGGTCATTAGGTAGGTTTTTCCGGTTTGGGAGAAGTTGTCACTCCTCCCTTTACCAATTATCTTGTAGATTTCGCTGGCAGTAATTCTGCCGCAGCGCTTCATCAGCCAATCGTTAATCTCTTGAAACATTTTTTTTGGTTTTAATTTTTTTAGGTAATTCGGTTACTGTTTCGATGACCTCGGCCTTTTTGAATTGCCCGAGTCTGAATTTAATCTTTTGAAACTGCGCCATATCTCGGCAGTTGTTAATCGATTCCAATGCCTTTTTGATTGTTTCCTCGTCCATTTCAAGGTCGAGCATTGAGGCAATCAACTCTTCTTTCATTTCCTCAGTCGGGCCGATTGGCTCCGCTTGGTGCATCTCGTCACCCGTGTAAAGACCTGATAAATCTTGCGGGAACGCTTTTCTAAGTGCTAACGCTTCGGCTACCTTGGAAATCATTGTATGAGCAAGTGACTTTTGCAAGTTCATTGGATTGGGATAATACTCTTTGTAAAAAGCCACCCCCACACCCGCTGGGTATCTTTGGCCACCAGGACCAAACCTGTAAACCGTAACCGTACAGTTTAAAATCTCGCCCTTGTCGTTGTAAGTCCAAACCGGAACATCTTGGCCTGCGTATGAGCCGGAACGCTCAGCAATCAACCTAAACCCATCAATGGAGGTTTGTATTGTCATTCGGCCCGCACGTTTAATAAAATAGATTTGGCGGGTTAGTGGATCAAGTCCGGTGCGTTGGCATTGGTGTAGAAAGATTTTAAGCTCGTCATCGGTGGCACCCTGTGCGACCTGGGACTTAATTAAGTTGATCTGCTCGGGGGTAAAGGTCCCGCTTTGCTTGGTTTGTAGTTGCATTGTTTGTTGGTTTTAAGTTTAAGAATCCTAATAAGATGATAAAAAGCGTTGGGATTGTGATAAGTATCACGGCTGCTAAAATAAACATAGTTTCGATAAGTAGCCACAATACCGCAAAAAAAACTTTTAAAAATTTCATAAATCCTCGTTTGAGTCAGGAATGTAATTCCAATCGATATTCTCTAAAACCCAATCGGTTATTTTTGGACTGATTTTGTCCAACATCGGGGTGAGGTCGGCATACTCCGAAACCCCGACATAGTTAATTTTCAAATCGGAAACTTGCAGGCCGTCGTTGCCTTGCTCGACATTGGCAATAATTTCAAGCCAAGTGCCTTTATCGGGATGCTCAAAGAAGTGTCGAATTTTCATCAGAAAAGAATTTAAAGATTTTATCGTAAAGTGTTATTTTTTCACCTTGTCCTGCAAGGTATTTGGTTGCGGTTGCTGGTGTAATGTCAAGCTCCGTGATCATCACCCTGAATGCGCTCGGGTTCATCTTTTCGTTGACTTGGACCAACTTTGCTTTCATTGTTTCTCGTAGTGTTTGTTCCATACTTTTCGTGGAAATATACCGCTCCACTCGGTTTGTTGTTTAAATAAGAATTTTCGTTGGCGGTGTAGCCTGCATTAAAGCCTGCTTCGTAGGCTCGGATGATTAACTCACGCTCTACTTTTTGATAGGTTCGTAACTGCTCGGCGATTGTTTCATACACTCCGAATGTGCCGTGCTTTTCAAAGCTCCAGCGTTTCATTTCCTCCATTACATCCAAGTAAGAACCGATTGCGGTTTTCATAGACTCCAAATTTTATCGGTAAAACAAATAAGGATTGCCAGGATGATAAATGCAGCTACAACTGCGTCTTCTTTTTTAATGTCCATTGTTTTGGTTTTTTTGGTTAATGCAGTTGATAGGATGCTGCTCCCCTTTTTTATTATTGATTTGTATATCTGACTATATAAGCTACCGAAAATTGATTTGTATATGTTTTATAAATATTGAAACAAGTATTGCCATAAAAGTCAAAACCTGACATTTGAAGATTAACACCATCAGTTTGATTCGCTACTCTCAAAGCATTAGTTTTTTGTGTTGCTACTTTTACTGCTTGTTCAATTGTTTTGTAAGTTGTCATTGTGTTTAGTTTTATTTGTTATTGATAAATCAAAGATATAACAAAAAACAACAAAAACAAACTTTTGTATAAAAATAATTGTTAAAGGAGTGTTAATGTACAGTAAATAATGCCTATTTCCGTACCAAATGCAGGCCAAATAAGGCAATGCAAACGGCAATAAGCACCCAAAACCACTTAAAATAAAAGTCGGCCTTGTCCTTTTGGTCGTTTAATTGGCTGCTCAAATGACTAACTTGATCCTGAAAGGAGTGAATTGTAGCTTGATTTTCGATAGAATGGACGATTGTTACGGTCTTGGTTTTTTGCGGGAGCCTTATTGTCTTTTGCTTGGTAACCGTATTTACCAAAGTATCGATTTTAAGCGTGTTTAAAGTGTCTTGTAGCACCTCTATAAAATCGTACTCAGTACGTTCAAAGGTATCAATTGAGGCCCTTATTGGGTACTTTTCCGAGCATACAGTCGCCACTTTACCCGGGAAGGTAGAGGCAATACGGGAAAGCTGCCTGTCCGCTTTATTTGCAGTCAGGCACCCCGTAAACAATAAACAAATACTAATTTTTACCGAGAGTCCCCTCATTGTTGGTAAAGAAGTTTTTGATTAGGTAAGCAACGCCAGCGGTCA